TTCATATTCTACAAATGAGACACAAATACCTTTTATCAACAGTACGCGTTATCTTGCTGGTAAGACAACTTTTGAGACAATGTCTGTGACTCTTCATGACCCAATTGCACCATCAGGTGCACAACAAGTTATGGAGTGGCTTCGGACTCACTTTGAATCAGTAAGTGGTCGTGCTGGTTACGCTGATTTTTACAAGAGAGACTGTCAACTAAAAATGCTTGATCCTGTTGGGACTGTAGTTGAACTATGGGACATCAAAGGTGCTTTCTTGCAATCTGCAAATTTTGGAGATCTTTCATATGATGGTGATGAGCCACAAGAAATCTCAATGACGATCAGATTTGATAACTGTGTATTACAATACTAATTGAAGTTTTTTCTTAAAAATACTTTTTTAAAAGAGCATTTTGTTTATTCAGAGTGCTCTTTTTTTGTTTGCGTAAAAAGATTTTAACTTTCATGTATATTTTATCAATAATTAGTAAAAGATTAAAACAGCAAAATTCTTGTAAATAATAATTAAATAAAAACAACCTGTAAGGTATATCATGTCAGAAAATTTTATTAATATAGAAATAAGTGATGCAGAAGCTGATGATAAATTATTTGTACAACAAAGTTTAACTGCAGATACAGCTAACATTATTGGAACATCGTATAAAGGTAAAGCATTTGTGCCTCATAAGCTATATTTTGCAAATAGAGTAAATGGACAAGAAGTTTACAACACTCGACAAAACATGTTAGGCACAGCAAGACAAAATCAAATTGGTCATCTATATGATGAATATTCATGTTTTACAAACAGTTCTGCTTATGATGCTGCTGATCTTTGGTTAAGCAATGGTGGAGAACATGCATCTTTTACTAGAATACTAGGCATTGGAACAGGCGTAAGAGATACTGTAACAGATAAAATGCTTAATAGTGGATTTAATTCTTCACAAAATATATCTAGTGGTACACTAAGTCACACTATAAGCAGAAATATTAATGCAGTTGATGGAGGTCCAGATGGTCATACAGCTTTTGTGTTAAAGACTTTAAATGAAGAAAGCAAAAGAACTAACGTAAATAATGAAAATGTAGATGTAAATACAGTTGATTACATATCAGAAATAGGTTATTATAAGTCTGGAAACGATCATCTATATAATGTTACAGCATCTACAAACTTTATTTCTGATGTTATTTTGTTTCCAAGTGGTGTAATACCTAATCTTTCAAAAAACATAGAAAATATAAATGACAGACCTTTCGGATATTATACAAGTGCAGCAAATTATAATACACAGAAAAAAGATGAAATATCAACTTCAAACTGTCTAATTAATCTCAATGGCTTTAGTCCATATAAACTGTCTGATGAATATAATAAACCTTGGTCCTTTATAAGAATATCTTCTAATAATAACTCAAATGACATTGTTAAACAAACTCAATATTCTATGCTTGATAAAAACTTTTTTTCTAATAGATTTTTAGAAAGAGGACATTTAGCATATGCAACTTTTTCTTTTGCTGGAATTAATATTGATTCAAATAAAAATCATAACTACAATATTTTATGTACAAAAAAATACAGCGACGTTATAAGTGGTTTACCAGAAGCTGATCGACAAGTTCCTGATTACAATTCTTTTGAAAGTGAATTTACTACAGCAAAAACGCCATGGATAACATCACAGCCTTTAAATAGAGCAGATATATCTGACAATAGAATTGACTTACATAATAGAGTTGTTAATTTGTTTAGATTTTGGGCTTTAGATGATGGAGAAATAGGCAATAGATTTAGATTTAAAATAAACATAACAAAAAGAGGCACTCAAGGTGTAATAAAAAGTGATAAAGTAAATTATTCTGAGTTTGACTTGTACATTTTTGAGTATGAGCCTAGAGATAACTCTTATGAAGTTGCAGAAACATTTAAAAATTTAAATTTAAATCCTAACAGCAGGAATTATATTGCAAGAAAAATAGGTACCGAACATCAATTTTATGATTTTTCATCAGATATAATTGTTCAAAGAGGCAAATTTAAAAATAAAAGTACTTTAGTTAGAGTAGAAGTTGATTCTAAAATAGACGAAAATTCACATTACTCACAACATGAAATACTCCCTTCAGGATTTAGATCATATCCTCATTTATCTTTAAAGAAAAATGCATTTAAAAACTGGAAAGGTAGTGACGCTAACTTAAATACTCTTTTTGATGTACAAAAAGTATATCAAATGCCGCCTATGTACGCTTTAAACTATTATGAAGATTATGTCTTAGGTAGAGCTGAAAGTATTGAAAATCACTGGGGTGTCATTTTTACACAACCTACAGTTAATAGTAATGTTTTTAAACCTAGATTTGATTCTTCTAGTACAAATAATGAACAAGAAGTAAAAAGATCTATATCTCCTCATTTTTACTATACAAAATACTTTCTTACTGATTGCAAAAACTCTTTTAAGGACGTTTGGGTTGAAGAAGACAATTATTTAAATTCATTCTTTCACTTAGAAAAAATTATTACAAAAGTAAACGGAACGTACAATAAATCAAATGCTAGAGATATGCTTTATAAGCATTCAGGAAGACCTTTACCTAATAATTCTTCTTACGCCTATTTAAATCTTAGTAGTAATGATATTTGGGAAGATAACTCTAGATTAAAAGTAAAATACATTAACAAGCTTTCTTTTGACTTTTTTACATACGGTGGCTTTGATGGTGTAGACATAAGAGATAATGACAAGAAATCTTTAAGAAATGATGCTCTAGTTAGAGAGCTTAGAGATACAAACGAAAAACAAACAACTTTTACTGCTTATAACAAAGCAATCGACATTGCAATGGATGATGCAAATTGTGAAGGCAATATTATTGTAACACCAGGAATAAAAGAATTACCAATTATTAGAAAAATTATTCAAAAATGTGAAGAGAATAGAAAATATTTTTATATAGCTGATATTGGTGGTGCAGCTTTTGATAATAAAATTACATACAAGAATATTTCTAATGAAGAACTTATTACATCTTATGGGTCAATGGGACAACATTATTTATTAGAGAATAATTTAAGCAACTATGTATTGGATAGTTATGGTCTAACATCAAATGATAAAAGATTTAAACTAGACGAAGAAAAATACTTTAGTTATAAAGATTTATTAGAGAAACAGTTTGATTATACAATACAAAACTGGAATAACTTATCTGTAAGTAGTAGATATTTAATGCCAGTTTTTGGCGAGATTGCAATGAATTCTATTGATGATTTGCCAATAGTTAAAAAGCAAATAACGTCAGATTCTTTTGTTTTGGCAAAATTTGCAAGTCAATTTAATCTTAGAAGTAGCATTACAACAACAGAATTAGTACCACAATCAAATCAAATTAATAGTATACTAACATATTCTGTTATTAATAGTCTTCACAATTCAGAAAACTATATTGACTTTAATAAAAATACTAATATTTTAAAGAAATCAGGTGTTAACTTAGTTTACAAACCTTTAACAAACAACAATATTAACATCATTTCGGAAAATACTGCGTATGAAAATAGACGATCTATATTACAAAAACAAAGTATTATTAGAACTATTCAAGACATTAAAAAGAGAATAAAATATAATATTTTTATAAATGATGATCTAATCGAAGGTGGGTTTTTGTTTTCACAAAACTCTAATTTTCAAAATCTTTATGTAAAGTTACAAATACAGCTAGATACTTTATTACAAAACTTTGTTAATGCAGGTCTTGTAGAAAATTATAAAATTAGCATACCTAGAAAAGAAGACGATAAAACAATTTTAGATATGCAAAACTACATTATAAGAGGTAAAATTGTTTTACAGTTTGGACAGTCTGATATAATAGATTTACAATTAGACGAATTGTTAAACGATTTAAGCTTGCTAGACGGTGACAAGCAAGATACAGTACAAGTACCTAGATTTTAAGGAGAAAATAATAAATGAGCAATTCTTTAGATACCCCAATTGATCCAAATAGTATTAAAAGAGAAGGACCAATTCAAGTTTCAAATGTAATGAAAGATGATTTTGATTTTGAAATTCCGCAAGAAAGTGTACCTTTACCTTCTAGAGGCGTAATTTATTCTCAAGAAGGACCGTTACATGGTCAAGAAACTATTGACATTAAGCCTATGACTGCTCGAGAAGAAGATATTTTGACATCTCGAGCATATATTAAAAGTGGCACAGTTTTAACAAAACTGCTACAATCTTGTATTGTTAATAAAAGTATTAAACCTGATGATTTGATTAGTGGTGATAGAAATGCTCTTCTTGTTTCTCTTCGTATTACAGGTTATGGCGCAGACTACGATGTTGAAGTTGATTGTCCAGAATGCGGGACAAAAAGCAAGCAAACATTTGATTTATCTCAACTTGCAATTAAAAGATTAGAAGTTGATCCTGTGATTCAGGGTGAGAATCTTTTTGAAGTTCAGTTGCCTGTAACGAAGAAAACAGTTAGAGTAAAGTTTTTAACGGGTCACGATGAACGTGATATGATGATTACAAATGAACGAAAGAAAAAGAGTGGAATGAAAGTTGAAACAGCAATCACAGACCGGCTTTCTCGTTCTATTGTTTCAGTAAGTGGAGTTACTGATCGAAACAAGCTTAACTTTTTTGTTAAGAATATTCCAGCTAGAGATTCTTTAGCACTTCGTCGATTCTTAGACAAGCATGAGCCTGGAATTGTGATGAAGTCTTGGATGACTTGTTCTCATTGCCATGAGCAAAGTGAGGTAGGTCTTCCTATGGGTGCCTCGTTTTTTTGGCCTGACACCGAGTAATAAAGATTTGTATCTTGAGCAAATATTTATCTTAATGTATCATTTAGGCTTTACATATCAGGATGCATATCAGTGTCCTGTTTGGCAAAGGTTTTGGTTTATCAATAGATTTAAATACGAGTTAGAGCAAGCCAAAGAAGCAAACAGAAGTCATCATTCTCAAGCTCAGAGAAACAATAGTGGCAGTAGAGCATTCCGTAAAGCTTTTTAGATGATAATTACAAATAATTAACTTAAAAAGCAAGGATATACACCATGATTTCACAAAAAGAAATGCTTTTGCATAAAGTTGCTGCAAAATACATTGTAAGTGAAGATATTGACATTAACTTAGAAGGCAATCCAGCTGAAATGAAATGTCTTGTTAATTTGCTTGAAGCATCTAAAAGATTAAAAATCCAGCTAGATAACAATGCTAGTTTAGATACAATTAATAAGACACTTCAAGAAAAAAAAGAATTAACAAAAAAGTTTGAAAATCTATCAGGAATTACCTGGAGACTCTAATGGATCTTCAACAGCAGCTTGACATATCAAAAAGTCTACTACAGTCTTTACAAATACTTGCCAATAGTTTTGAAAAGCTTTCTTCTAATTCTGAAAGCCAGTCACAAAAAATGTCAAAACTAACTGAATCTTTGAAAAAAGCAAAAAAAGATTCTGATGACTCTGTAAGCAAGTCTCAAAAAATGAGTAACGACTTAAATAGACAAGCAGGCGAACAAGCAGCTAGTAGAATAAAAAAACAAACAAAAAATACAACTGAAGACATTGCAAATAGTGCCAAAGAAGCTACAAAGAACAGTAAAGAAAGATCAAGATTTTCTAAAATGTCTTCCACAATGTTAAGTGGAATAAAAAAAGCATCTAATAAAGCCTTTCAAAAAATAAAAGCAAACTCAGTTGTGAGCAAAATTCTTGAAGAAGCAAACAAAACATTAGAAAGATTTCCTGTTGTAATAAATATTGCAAGAACGGGTTTATCTATTTTAAATGTAGGGCTTAGAGGAGTAATTTTTGTTAAAGAAACAATAATGACAGGAGGCTTAAGTCTACTTAAAG